GAATGCATTGCTGATTTTATGCAGAACGGAGTTCCATCTTTGCAGATGAAATATCCAACGTATACAATCACGCAGGTTAAGTGTTATGAATGGGAAAAGCAGGTGAAGTCCTAATGCCGTATTCTAAGTATAGCCCAAAGCAAAAAAAGTTAGCCGCAGTGGCTCCACCACGCAAGAAAATTACTGGCGCAGACTTGAAAAAGCTGAGCAAAAGCAAAAAAGGTAAAAAGAAATGAACCCTCTAGGATTACTTGCAGGACTAGGTGCTTTGAACGCGCTAAGCGGCGGTGAGCTAGGCGCAATGTTTGGCGGTAAGGCCGCGACAGGCAAACGCTTTACTGGCCTGATGGATATGTTAGACGGTGGCGGTGCTGGCGCATCTGGAAATAAGTTTGAGGGCGGCGGTTTGCTGTCTGCTCTAGGTAATCTTTTTGCTAAACCGCTTGAGGCGCAGGATAATGTAGAGAAGATTGCAGCCCGCACATCTGCGCGTAACATGCTTAGACCAAAGCTGCGTCCAGAGGGCTTACTTTCTGAAGCACAAAAAGAACAGATTGTGATGAACCAAATCGTAAATCCAGACGTATATGGCATTGGTCGGGGTGGTGAGTTTGCAGGTTCTATGTTGGCACCTCGCGCAACAACCGCGCAATCTGCGCCCGCCCCAAGTTATGCAACAATGCCTATGGGCGAGGCTGGTCGTGGCATGCCTGATATGCCACTTCCAAGAGTTGGTAATCAAGCAGTTCCGCTAAGAACACGCGGTGCTGAGTTTTACGATCAGCCAAACATAACCCCAGATTACGCTGGAGATTACACTCGTCGCCAAGATTACTCGACTAAAACACCTTATCCATCAGGCATGTCGCCCGCTGCGCCATCCATGCCGCAGGGCGTAATGTCGTTCCGTGAGTTTGTTGACGCAGAGCGCGCAGCTATGTCGGGCGCTGATCTTTATGTTGACCCAGCAAACTATCGTCGCGGCTATGCGCGGTACTTAAGTTCTATGGGTATCAACCCAGCAACGATGGGAATGTAATGCCTAAAGACCCCCGCCTCGCCCGCGCTGGAGTATCGGGTTATAATAAACCCAAGCGCACTCCAAGCCATAAAACTAAGTCACACGTAGTTGTGGCTAAGGAGGGTGATAAGGTTAAAACAATTCGCTTTGGTCAGCAGGGCAAGACGGGCGATAAAACTATGACAAAGCGTGCTAAGTCGTTTAAGGCAAGGCACGCTAAAAACATTGCCAAGGGCAAGATGAGCGCCGCATATTGGGCAGATAAGGTTAAGTGGTAATGGCTATTACAACCTATGCAGAACTAAAGACAGCGATAGCCAACTGGCTAAACCGCGATGATCTTACGAGCGTTATTCCTGATTTTATCAGTCTTGCAGAGGCTGACTTTAATCGTAAGCTGCGTCACTACAAGATGATTGAGCGCGTCGATGCTACGCTGGATAGTCGTTATGTGCAGCTACCAGCAAACTGGATTGAGACAATTCGCTTTGGCATTACGTCAAATCCTACATTCCGCTTAGAGATTATCGGCATTGAAGATATGCTGCAGTATCGTGAGCAAAATGCAGATACCTCTGGTCGCCCCAAGTATTACTGTCATGTTGGCGAAAGCATTGAGGTATTCCCCACCCCAGACGGTGAATATAGCATGCAGCTTACATATTACGAGCAGATACCTGCGTTGAGCGATAGTAATACATATAATTGGCTGCTTCAGTCTGATCCAGATATCTACCTGTATGGCGCTTTATTACAATCTGCGCCTTACTTGCTAGATGACAATCGCATTCCTGTTTGGACGACACTTTATCAGAATGGTTTAGCGTCACTGCAGAAAGCATCCGACGATACGCGATTTAGCGGTTCAGGCCGTAGAATGCGCATCACTAGTTATTCGTAATAAAATGGTGTATGGTTCACCTAGATATATCTAACGGAGAAATCCATGTCTTTTACAAATACCTACGAAAACCACGTTATGGATTATGTGTTTACGACAACAAGCGTAACACGTCCGACTGCATGGTACATTGCACTATTTACATCTGATCCAACAGATACTGGTTCTGCTGGCACAGAGGTATCAACTGGCACTGGTTATGCGCGTACTGCGGTTACGTTCTCTGTGACTGCGGATACGGCAACAAATACAGCGGCGGTTGAGTTCCCTGCGGCATCAGGCGGCAACTGGGGTACAATCTCGCACATTGGGGTTATGACTGCATCATCGGGTGGTGACATGATTGTTCACTCTGCGTTGACAACTGCGAAAGCAATCAACGATGGCGATGTATTCCGCATTCCAACTGGTGATCTGGATATTACGCTAGATTAATGGCTGTCTACCGCGCATATTACGGTGATGCGTTATATGGTCAGAATATCTACGGTTTATCTGGCTCTATAACGGATGGTGCTGCGACTATCACGCCCAGCGCCACAGTTACTGTTAGCGCGGTTAATGCTATTAGCTTTGCGGCATCCGATACATCCTCTGCAAGCGTTACGGCTGGCGCAGAGGTAGTTAAGCAAGGTGCTGCGGCGGTTACACCTAGTGCAAGCGTTACAGCTACTGCAAACCGCGTAATAGACTTTGCATCTGCGGATGCATCAACAGGCACTGCAAGCGCATCTGGGGGCATCATCAAGGATGGTGCAGTTGCCGCGACACTGCAAAACTTGGTTGTTTCCTTAGCAGAAACATATGCAGAGGTGGACGGGTATCGCAGCGGTTATGGTCTGCGCACTTACGGCACGAACATCTATGGCGAGAACCACTCCATAGAGGAAGGTGCAGCGTCTATTAGCCTAGCTTCCAGCACAACTGCGGCAGGCCAGCGGGTTGCGGATGTTAGTCTGACAATATCGGCAAGTGTCACATTCACATCAAATGGGGTGATTGATGTTGTAGGTCGTGCTACAATCACGCCAACATTGTCTGTAGATATAGCTTATAACCGTGTTCGGTTGATGGCTGCATCTGATGACGTAACTTTGACAACGGATGTAAATGCGCGGTATAAGTGGCTAGACGCAGATGATCCGACAACCATATGGACTGATGCACCTGATCCTAGCGATACATGGACAGATGCTGATTACTTAGAGAGGGCCGCATAATGGCGACAACTACGACAACATATAGCTTTCAAAAGCCTACCGTTGGCGGCGATGAAGACGCTTGGGGCGGCTATCTAAACGGCAACTGGGATGCTATTGATGATCTACTGGACGGGACAACGCCTGTTACTGGTATTGATATTTCGTCAGGTACGGCTTCATTTAGCACCTTAGCTGTAACAGGCACAGGCGCGGTTCAGCTTTCTTCTGGCACAACAGCGCAGCGCCCTACACCGTCAAACGGTATGATCCGCTATAACTCTGACGATGCTCAGTTTGAGGGCTATGCTGATGGCGAGTGGGGTGCTATTGCTGGTGGCGGTGGTGACACACAGACTGCTACAACTACAAGCACAACGCAGACTGCCGTTGCGTCTTATACTGCATCAACATCGCTTGGTATTGAGATTACCGTTATTGCGACTGACACAGTTGCAACTGAGCGCACTATTACAAAACTTCTAGTGACGCATGATGGCACTACCGCTGTGGCGACACAGTATGGCGAGGTTAATACGGACACTGCTGTTGCGTCCTATGATGTAGATATTTCTGGCGGCAATGTACGTTTGCTGGCGACTGCTGCATCAGCTAACTCAACTAACTTTACTGCGGTGGCGTCAATCCTAGCATAAACATTCAGCCAAGTGGAGAGTGAAGCATGGCAAACAACAAAGACTTCAAAGTAAAGAACGGTATCCAGCCCACAGCATATCACGAGGGCTTGGGTACTGTTACGTCTGGTAGTGTGACGGTAGGCTTTGCAGATATATCAACATGGGCATATGACAGCGTAAGTTTTAGTATTGCAACCGAAGAAGGAACACCAAGAGACGTTTTCTTTAAAGATGACGGCCTTAGAATGTACATAATTGGGAATGCTAGTGACAAAGTTCACAGTTATACATTAAGCACAGCTTGGGATTTATCTACAGCATCTTATGATAGCAAATCATTCAGCGTTGCAAGTCAAGCAGGTCTTCCAAGAGGTATTGCGTTCAAATCGGACGGAACAAAATTTTATGTAGTCGGGGCAACTTCTGATGCCGTTTTTCAATATAGCTTATCTACTGCATGGGATGTTTCTACAGGAACTTATGACAGTGTTTCGCTTTCTGTTTCGGGGCAAGACACAGGCCCATCTGATATATTCTTTAAACCAGATGGCACAAAAATGTTCATCTTAGGGACAACAGGTAGAGATATAAATGAATATAATTTGAGTACAGCATGGGATTTATCAACCGCAAGCTACAGTCAGGTTTCAAGTTCAATATCAACTTACGAAGACGCACCTAATGGGATGTTTTTCAAGAGTGATGGCTTAAAGTTATATATAATTGGTGGAAACGGTGACGAAGTAAACGAATTTAGCCTTAGTGCTGCTTGGGATGTAAGCACAATATCTCACGTTGGTTTATTTAGTGTTGCGTCACAAGAGACAAACCCATTAGGTTTCACATTTAAACCAGATGGCACAAAGATGTATATTGTTGGTAATATAAACGACAACATCTACCAATACTCCACAGGCTCAACCACAACCACCAACACCCTAGACCTATCCACTGGCTCAGTCTTTGAGATCACCCCAACGTCTGACATTCAGATTGGCCTAAGCAACCCTGCTGCTAGTGGTGCTGTTAGTCAGGCTACGTTGTTGTTGGATCAGGCAGGTGCAGGAAGTTATGACGTAGAAAATGCGACTTACGCAAATAAATCGTTCAGTGTGGCTACAGAGGAAAGCGGCCCACAGGCTATGCACTTTAAGTCTGATGGCACACAGTTCTTTTTAGTGGGCAACACAGATACAGTTAGATCATACAGCCTATCAACAGCTTGGGATATAAGCACAACATCATACGATAGTAAATCTATAAGTGTTAATGCTCAAAACAGTATTCCCCTATCTGTTCATGTTAAATCGGATGGCACAAAGTTTTATATGTTGGGAACAGGCACAGGTGGTGATGCAGTATATTCGTATAGCATGTCTACGGCTTATGATCTTTCCACCGCTTCATACGACAGTGTAAGTTTTAGTGTTGCAACTCAAACTACCTCACCGCAAGCTATGTGGTTTAAACCAGATGGTACAACTATGTATATTGCTTCTAGTACCGTTGTTTACCAATACACCCTATCAACAGCTTGGAATATCTCTACTGCATCTTATGCAAGTAAGTCCTTTACGACTAGCACACAAGATACAAACATGGATGGACTTACATTCAAGAGTGATGGAACCAAAGTGTACATGACAGGCGTTACAAACGATAATGTTTATCAGTACTCATTAAGCACTGCATGGGATATCAGTACAGCTTCTTATGACAGTATTGCGCTGGATACGTCCTCTGAGAGTGGTGATCCACGGAGTTTGCAGCTTAGCTCAGACGGTAAAGTATTAATGGTTTTAGGTACTGCTAATGATACAGTTTATCAGTATAACGCTTCAGCACCAGCCACCATCACCTACGACAGCACCTTACAGTTTGGCGGCGGCACAGCACCTGAAAGCCCAGCCATAGGTGAAACAGATGTACTAACATTCAGCACCCGTGATGGCGGCACAACCTACCAAGCAGCAATAGCAATAGATGGGGCAGCATAATGGCTAACAACAAGGATTTCATCGTAAAGAATGCTGTTGAGGTTGGCGGTAGCACTAAGGTTACTGTGGGTGATGCTGCAAGTGCGGGGAGTTATAGCACTGCTTATGACATTGCAAATGCAACATATGACAGTGTTAGCTTTAGTGTTTCATCTCAAGATACAAACCCACAAGACTTAAAGTTTAATAGTGATGGCACTAAAATGTTTGTTGTTGGGAATACTGGCAATGACGTAAATGAATATAGTCTTTCAACAGCTTTTGACATAAGCACAGCGTCTTTTACACGCAACTTTGGCCTTGGTTCTCAAGATGGCACTCCTTTGGGTTTAGCCTTCAATAATAATGGAACTAAGATGTACATGGTTGGCAATAACCATACTGTATATCAATATAGCTTATCTACAGGCTTTGACTTATCTGGTGCATCTTATGATAGTGTTAGTTATAGTGTAAGTTCATATCAGACTACATTGACGGGTATAGTTTTTAATTCTGATGGAACTAAGATGTATATTCTTAGCAGTGGAACAGGCGGCAAAATAAATGAGTATGATTTATCCACAGCCTTTGATATTAGCACGGCATCTTATAATAGCGTCACTTTAAGTGTTAATGCTCAAGAGTATTCAGCAAACGGTATATGCTTCAATAATGATGGGACAAAGTTGTTCCTTACAGGTCAGACAAATGACACAGTTCATCAGTTTAACCTATCAACGGCCTATGATTTAAGCACAGCGTCTTTTAGCAATATTACTTTTAGTGTCTCAGCACAGGAGACAGGGCCGCAAGATGTTGTATTCAATAATGATGGCTCTAAAATGTACATTATTGGTGAAAGTACGGATGCCATCTACCAATACTCCACAGGCAGCACAGTCACGACAGGCAGCTTTGATCTATCCACAGGCAACTACTTCACAGACACGCCCAGCGCAGACGTAGAGTACACCTTCAGCAATGCTGGGGATGTGCAGACGGTTCAGGTTGAGGTGACGGGGGCATCTACTTATACGGTTACATGGCCTACATCAGTACAGTGGGCTGGCGGTACAGCACCTGACAGCCCTGCTGCTGGTGAGAAAGACCTATACACAATTACGACAGACGATGGCGGCACAACATACTTTGGTGTGCAGTCTGGTGACGCATTCAGCTAAGTGGAGATGTGAAACATGGCGAATGATAAAGCATTTAAGATCAAGAACGGGCTGAGTGCCAAGCGGTACTTGCAGAGTAGCACAGCCGTAGCAGCTAGTGATGTGGATATGTCGCTGGGCAGCTACTTCACCAAGACGCTATCGGCTAACACTACGTTTACCTTCAGCAACCCACCAGCGTCAGGCACTGCTGGCAGCTTTGCGTTAGAGGTGACAGGTGCATCTACATATACAATCACATGGCCTAGCAGCGTAAAGTGGAGTGGTGCAACTGCCCCAGATGCACCAGCGGCTGGCGAAAAGGATGTGTATGTATTCGTAACAACTGATGGCGGCACAACGTATTACGCCAAGCAAGCAGGAGATGCAGTAGCATGAGCAACTTAGCAATGATGATGGGCTTGGGTAGTGGTGCTGGGGGTACGCCTTGGTTGGCTGATCTTAGTGTGGCGTCCGCAGTTAGTGTAATCGCAACAAATGGGCAAGAGGCTACTCCAGAGGAATTATTCTTTAAGCCTGATGGAACCATAATGTATTTAATTGGGGGTGGTAGTAACAGCGTTCATCAATATGATCTTAGCACTGCATGGGATTTATCAACCGCATCTTTTAATCAGTCAAAAAATTACGGTAATGATTCCCCATTTGAGGGGGAGGCAAGGAGCGTTTTCTTTAAGCCTGACGGTACAAAAATGTATATTGCTGGTATAGATTTTGACAACATATATGAATGGGATTTAAGTACTGCTTGGGATATTAGCACGGCTAGTCTTTCCCAGTATTCGTCCACACAAAGCACTGATCCAGAAGGTTTATGGTTTAGCCCAGATGGCACAAAAATGTTCACAGTTCAAACTACTGATGATAATGTAGATGAGTACACACTTTCTACCGCATGGGATATTTCTAGTAAATCAGGTATAATTAATTCATTTAGTGTTTCTTCTCAGGATGCACTTCCACAATCCGTATCTTTTTCACCAGATGGCACAAAAATGTACATCACTGGAAGAACAAACGATAATATATATCAATACACACTAACAACAGGCTTTGATGTTTCAACCGCTTCTTATGATAATGTAAGTTTTAATTTTAATGGTGAAAACAGTGTAATTCAAGGCTCTACATTTAGCAGTGATGGTTCAAACTTATATGTTATTGGGACAGGATCATCGCCATTTTCTAATGTCTATCAATACACCACCGCTTAACCAAAGGAGAACACAACATGTACGTTAAGATCACAAACGGGGCAGTAGCCAAGTATCCGTATTCAACGGGCCAGCTACGCCGTGACAATCCAAACGTATCATTCCCACGCAATATCCCACTGGAGATCATGCGTCGATATGGTATGCGCCCTGTCACAACAGAAGCAATGCCAGACTATGACCCGCTGACACAAAAGGTCGTAACAGCTACAAC